CTTTCGCATCAAATGAGTAACCTGACCATCAGGCAGCAACCTGTTGTCTCGCGCATTTCAATCCTTGTCGATGAAGCTAAAGACGTTGCTTCTGCAATTCTCGACAACACAATTGAAGATCAAGCGCCCTTGCCCCTGCACTCTTACGGGCACCTCTCTGCTCAACTAAACGAAATCAACTCAATCCTGCGTCTTGCTACCGATGGCCAACACTAAAATTTCAATCCGTATTCCAGAAAAGCAGTTTGAAAGCTATCGAAAACTCGCAGAGCAGCAAAACAGACCACTCGCGCATGTAGTAGCTGATCAGCTGCAATCTGGAACCTGCAGACCAACACCTGCGCAATTATTTGAAGCCGCTGAACAAGTGCGCCGCAAATATCGTGGGTTTCTTTCACGCGATCAAGCGGTTCACATCACCTCAGTTGCCTTAAACTGCCTGCATGAGTCTGCAAAGCCCTGTTAACCTTTGCTCATGGCAGCAAAAGCGACAAACGTAGAAATAGACGGGCGGATAAATGCCGTATATAAGCTCTTATTGGAAGGCAACAGCAGAACCCAAATTCTTCAATACGGTTCGGAGACCTGGCAAATCAGCGAACGGCAGGTTGAGGAGTACATCAAGCGGGCGCGTGATCATCAGCGCTTAGACGCCGAGCTAGAGCGCCCAGAATGGCTTCATGAGTCGCTCTGCGCCCTCAAGGACATTCAGCGCAAAGCTACGAATGGCAAGCAATACAGCACCGCGTTGAAAGCCATTGAGATGCAGGCTCGGCTTTTGCGCTTTGAAATGTCATGAGTCTTGTCGATGACATCGTGAGCAGTTCGCCACTGCTTGCGCCCATTGAACAGCTGCATTCATTCAAAAAGCCAACCGTCGCCCAAGTTTTGGAGCGCGTTCAACACGGCCTGTTGCCTCATCAGATTAAATTTTGTGAGGACACAGAGCATCGCAAGTTAGGCCTGGTTTGCGGGTTTGGTGCTGGCAAAACCTATGGCCTCGTCTGCAAAAGCATTCATATGGCGGCACTGAATGTCGGCCACGTATCTGCCCTGTTTGAACCCATCGCTCCAATGTTGCGGGACATCCTGATGCGCACCATGGATGAGCTGTTGGAGAAATGGGAGATCCCTTACGACTTCCGTGTGAGTCCTTTGCCTGAGTATCGGCTGCACTTCAAAGAAGGCAGTCACACAATTCTGTTGCGGACAATGGAGACAGCAAACCGCATTCGTGGACAGAACCTCTGCGCCGTTGGTTTTGATGAGGCAGATACGGCCAGTAAATCTGTTGCCACGCAAGCAATGCGCATGGCCCTTGCCCGTTTGAGGGCCGGCAACGTGCAGCAGTTCTATGCGGCCACCACCCCGGAGGGCTTTGGCTGGGCGTTCGACACGTTTGAAAAGAATGCAGGTGACGACACTGCGTTGATTCGCGCTAAAACAACAGACAACCCTTATCTACCTGAGGGTTTCGTCGACTCGCTCCTAGAAAACTACCCAGAGCAGTTGATCAAGTCTTACCTAGAAGGCGTTTTCGTAAATCTGAATACTGGTCAGGTTTACGACCGCTTTGACCGCGCCAAGCACGTCACGCAAAACATTCCTGAACTCGATTCTGAACCTCTACGCATTGGAATTGATTTCAACGTGACCAACACCAACGCGGTGATCGGTGTACGTCTCGGAAACCAGCTTTTACTGATCGACGAGATCAGCGGTGCTCATGACACCGACGCTCTGGCCCAAGAAATCCGCAGGAGATTTCCCAACCGCCGTATCTATGTTTACCCTGACGCATCAGGCGGAAACCGCAGCACTAATGCCTCGCGGACTGACATCGAGATTCTGGAGTCATACGGTTTCAGCAACCAGTCGCCGCGTTCTAACCCTGCCATCCGTGATCGGGTTCTTGCTGTTCAAGCTTTGCTGGAGAACTCCAAAGGTGAAGTGCGGGTGCAAGTCTCTGAAAAGTGCAAGAGATTGATTGAGTGCCTTGAGCTGCAGTCATACACAACGAAAGGCGAACCGGACAAAGAAGCTGGCTATGACCACATGGTTGATGCGTTGGGTTATTTGATTGTGCGTGAGTTCAGCCCATTGAATGCACGAGCTGGACGGGGCACAGGGATCAGGCTTTACTAAACTGCTGGCATTGGGCGGGATTAGGTCGTGTATTCAGGTTTTTCAGGCAGGCAGCGTGTTGGCAATGTCACCACTGTTGAAAGCCCAAACACGGCTTACATCAACATGGAGCCGCACTGGCTTTTGATTGAAGCTTTGCTCCAGGGCACTTACGGCATCAGAAAAGGGCACAGAAAATACCTGCCGCAAGAACCAAGAGAACTAGACGAGGCTTATGACAACAGGCTCATGCGTTCAACGCTTGCGCCGTACTACGTCAGATTGGAGCGCATGTTGGCGGGCATGTTGACCCGCAAGCCTGTGCGCTTGGAAGATGTCAGCGACGTTGTAACTGAACAGCTGTTCGACGTTGACTTACAGGGCAATGATCTCAACGTCTGGACTTACGAAACCGCCCGCAAGTGCATCAGATATGGTCACCTTGGCGTCTTAGTTGATGCACCAAAAGCCGGTGAAAATGGCCGACCATATTGGACGCAATACACACCGCGAGACATTCTTGGCTGGCGCTCTGAAGTAGCCAACGGATCACAGCAACTGACGATGGTCAGGTTGATGGAAAAGATTACCGTTCCTAATGGGCTATACGGCGAGAAGCAGGTTGAGCAAGTGAGGGTGCTGACCCCTGGCGCGTTTGAGATCCATCAAAAAGATGACAAAGGCGAATTTCGCTTGGTGGATGAGGGCCGCACCAGCCTGAGCGAGATCCCGTTTGCGGTGGCCTACTCAAACCGCGTCGGTGTTCTTGAGTCGCGGCCACCACTGGCTGACATTGCAGAGCTGAACCTGAAGGCGTATCAGGTGCAGTCTGATCTGGACAATCAGCTGCATATCTCGGCAGTTCCGATGCTTGCCATTTATGGTTTCCCACAATCGGCAGAAGAAATCAGCGCAGGCCCAGGCGAGGCGATGGCTTTGCCTGAAACAGCTCGTGCTGAATACATCGAGCCATCGGGCAACAGCTACAGCGCACAGTTCCAGCGACTTGAGCAGATTGCACAGCAAATCAATGAGCTGGGCCTTGCTGCAGTGCTCGGGCAAAAACTCAGCGCAGAAACAGCAGAAGCAAAGCGGATCGATCGCAGCCAAGGCGACAGCACCATGATGGTGATTGCGCAGCAGATGCAGGATCTGATCGACAACTGCCTGACGTTCCACGCGCAGTACATGCAGCAGGCTCAGGCCGGCAGCAGCTTCATCAATCGCGACTTCTTGTCATCTCGGCTTGATCCGATGGACATACAAGCTTTGTTGCAGCTTTACAACGCTGGAACCATCACTCAAGAAACTCTTTTAAACCAATTATCCGCTGGTGAGGTGTTGGGCGATGAGTTCAATGTTGAGGAGGAAATTGAAGCCACTCAAGCAGGCGGCTTAATTGAAATGGACAAGCCCGAACCTAAGGTTGAGACTGAGGCCACAATGCCTGAGGAAGACCCGGAGGCCACTGATGAGCTGGATTGACAAACTAAGGAAGACCGAAAAACAAGAGCCTGACAAGCAATATCTGTATTACGTCCGGCAGCAGCTAAAACAGCAGGTTTATGCCGTGGTGCGTGTCACTTGGTATGACGAGGACGGCATTTATAGCGTCACCGAAACCCGCGTGAACAAGAGGGACGCGGAAGTAATCCAAGAGTTCACCGACATTGTTGGCAACGCTTTGACTATTGGGGCGGATGTCTCTGTTATCTGCGTTGATAAATCCGAGCGGTTGGATTTGCATGATTTATGAGCACACCTTCGGAGCTGTATCGAAATGCAATCGACCTCAATCGATTTAGCAACAGCGTTGCCAAGCGGATTGCTGTTACATACAACGATATTATTTTGGATGCTGTTAATCAGCTCCGTGGGATTGATGAGCTTGCGGCACCTGCGAAAGCTGCACGGCTTAGGGCGATTCTTGCGCAACTGAAAGAGTCGCTTGATGGCTGGGCTGGCAGTAGCACGCTTGCAGTTGTTGAAGATCTGCAGGGGCTAGCCGAGTTGCAAAGCGAGTTTGTGGCAAATGAACTGCGGCGTGCGTTGCCAATTGAGTTACGCAATCAGATTCGCAGTGTGCAGATCAGTCCGCAGTTTGCTCAATCAGTCGCAACGATCGACCCCACAGCAATCAATGTGGTGTCGCTTAGTGATGACCTACAGGCTGCCGTCGCTGGTTCGCCGCAGACATTTCGCCTTACGGCTGCACAGGGCACGACGATTACGCTGCCGAACGGCAAGGTGCTTCAGAAGTCGTTTCGTGGGCTTGCTGAATCACAGGCTGATCTTTTTGCGAAGACTGTGCGTAACGGGTTGTTAACTGGTGAATCAACTGACCAGATTGCACGGCAGTTGAAAGGCCGGCTTCGTTTTGGGCAGCCTGGCAGCTTGCGGCAGATTGCACAGGCCGGAGGTCAGGCGACATCAGTCGCAAACAACCAAGTCAATGCGATGGTGCGCACGAGCATCAACCAGGTAGCAAATGAAGCAAGCCAACAGGTTTACAAGGCAAACCAAGATGTGACTAAGCGTTATCGGTACGTGGCGACCTTGGACACCAGGACTAGTGCGATTTGTCGCGCCCTTGACGGGCAAGAGTTTGACTACGGCAAGGGGCCTGTTCCTCCACAGCACTTCAATTGCAGGTCCACCACTGTGCCGGTCATTGATTACAACGGATTGGGAATCGAACCGCCACCGCCTAGTCAGTTGCGCCGTCCAAACTCTGCGTTTAAAGGTGCTCGGGCTGTGCGTGGTGAAGGCGTGCCTGACAATGAAACTTATGGACAGTGGCTGGACGGGCAATCAAAGGCAACCAAGCAGGATGTTTTAGGCAAAAGCAAGGTGCCTTACTTCAACCGTTTGGTAAACAAGTACGGCGCCACAGATGCAATCCGAAAGTTTGTTAGTGCGGACGGATCAGAGCTAACCTTGGAGCAACTCAAACGTCGTTATCCCAATGAGTAAGCTGCCAAGCAAGTATCAATTCACGGTTCAGGAGTCAGGCGAGGCCCCGTCCTGTCCACCTAGAAAGCCTGCTGCCAAGGCTAAAGGTGCTAAAAAGGAGACTAGTAAGGGGCAGGGTTGAAATGGCTAGCAAGAGAAGCAACGCCATGAAACGGTGCATGGGATATATGAAGGCCGTGCGGAAAGGCAAAAAGAAGAAACCGGTTAGAAAGAAGAAAAGCTAGCGGCTAGGCTGGCATTAGTTGCGGTTGCGCCATGCCAAAAGGACCAGGCACATACGGCTCTATGGTGGGCCGTCCCCCTAAAAAGAAGAAAAAGAAGGGAGGCAAAAAAAAGTGAGAAAGGGTTCCCGCGTTGCTTGGTCTTATGGAGGGACCAGGACCACAGGAGTGGTTCAAAGCGTTGCCAAGACCAATCGTGTCTCTGTAAAAGGGCCGAGCGGTGGCACAGTTACCAGGATCGGCACGCCTGACGATCCGATTGTTCGGATTAAGTCAGACACGACTAACAACATGGTTTTGAAAAAACGCTCAGAGTTAAGCCCTGCCAAAAGGGCGAAGAAAAAGTGACCATCAAGCGTGGCAGACGAGTATTTGTCGCGCTTTTTCTTTTATAGGTAAAGTGGTCGTGAAAACAACCTTATGGGTTATTCATGTCTGAAGAGCAAGTGCAGGAGCCTATGGTTTCTGAAACCTCATCTAACGAGCTGGAAGGATTAAAAGCTGAGCGTGAAGCTTTGCTCAAAAAAAATTATGAACTGATTGGCAAACTGCAAAAGAACGAGCTGATTGGTGAAGTGCCCGATGATTACGAGGCTCTGAAAGATTTCAAGCGCAAGGCTGAACAGAGTAAACTGGAATCAGAAGGCAAATACACCGAAGCGCGACAGGCTTTGGAGCAGCAGTTCCGTGAGGCGGCGGAAGAAAAGGACAAGCGCATTGCTGACCTTGAAGCGCAAGTGCGAGAGCTGGAACTGATCACGCCTGCCAACACTGCGCTAGCTGACGTGGTGCATGATCCCAGCATTGTGTTCAAAGCACAGCTGCTAAACCCCAATCAGATTGAGCGGGAAGCTGACGGAACCGTTGTTGTCGTCAATGGCTACGAACGCAAACCGATTGGTGAGTGGGCCAAAACTTTGCCCAGTTACATGCAGAAAGCGCCAAAGCCACAAGGCAGCGGAGCACCGGCAGGACGCAGTGCAGGGGGTGACGTTCCACCTGGAACAAAGAATCCGTTTGCCAAGGACACTTACAACCTCACAGAGCAATCACGACTGTTTAGAACAGATCGGGATATGTATGAAAGGTTGAAAGCTGCAGCGAACCGTTAATATGCAAGACATAGGCGCGGTTACGCCGAGCCATAAGGGTTACGCCCACACCGTAAAAACCATTTTTTGAGGATCTGTCATGGCGACTCTTCGCTCTGACATCATCATCCCTGAGGTATTTACGCCGTACGTCATTGAGCAAACCACTCAGCGTGATGCCTTTTTGGCTAGCGGTGTGGTTCAGCCAATGGCCGAGCTAAATGCCGCCGAGGATGGTGGTGACTTCGTTCAAGTGCCTTTCTATAAGGCAAATCTGTCAGGCGATTTTGAGCGTCTGACTGATAGCTCTTCACTGACCCCCGGCAAGATCGAAGCTGACAAGCAAGTTGGCGTCGTTCTGCACCGTGGTCGTGCTTTTGAGTCACGCGACTTGGCCGCACTGGCTGCCGGTTCCGACCCAATGGCTGCTATTGGCGACAAGATTGCTGATTACGTTGCCAACCAACGCCAAAAAGATCTGCTGTCCTGCTTGGCCGGTGTATTCGGCGCAGTCGGTGACACCAGCTCTGCTGCTTATGCGGCTTTGGCCGTTGACGGTGCATCAGGCGACAGCCCAACTCAACTGACTGCACGTCAGGTTGTGGAAGGTCAGTCTCTGCTGGGCGACCAAGGCGACAAGCTGGCCGCTATCTGCGTTCACCCCAAGGTCTATTACGACCTGAAAGAGCGCCGTGCGCTCGACATGATCTACGACAACAACGGTCAACCTGACTCTGGGGCAACCCAAGGTTCATTGGCTAACGCCTTTGGCAGCGTTGCTGTTCCCACCTTTATGGGAATGCGCGTAATCGTGTCTGCTGATGTGCAGACCGCTGGTTCCGGTGCTTCCACCGAATATGCCAGCTACATGTTCACCCAAGGTGCCATTGGCTCCGGCGAACAACTCGGCCTGCAAACCGAGACCGATCGTGACATCCTCGCCAAGAGCGATGCCATGTCGATTGATCTGCACTACGTGTATCACCCAATCGGCTCCAAGTTCTCCACTTCCGTTTCCAACCCCACAAGGGCACAACTGGAAACCGTGGGCAACTGGACCAAGGTGTACGAAAC